GAGCCATTCATCAAGTGAACTAGCTTCCCAAATTGGGTAGAAGTGTAGTCCGATGGCATTGCTGCTCGGAACGACGGCTCCCGATATAATGTTGTTTCCGTACAGGAGGGAGCCTGCAACTGGTTCTCTGATTCCATCAATATCAACAGGTGGCGCTGCAATGAACGCCGTAATAAAACAAATGGTTGCGGCTAGCAGTGTCGGAATCATAAGGACACCAAACCAACCAACGTATAAACGGTTGTTAGTGGACGTTACCCACGCGCAGAAGTCTTCCCAAGTAGAAGACTGCCGCGATGAAATAATTGTAGTCATAGCGGGAATTAATTACATAACCAACCCACCCACCGCAATTAATTATTAGGAGTAAGGATACATCTTATAACCACCAGACCTTGCAGTCCGTGGCTTAGCCTTATCCATCTGTCCACCGTTAGGTTGGTCGCTTTGAACGTATTGTTGTTCAGAACCACCACCTGCGTCCTTCTGTTGATCCCCAAGAGTTTGATTCATCTGAGGGATAGGTACATCAGGAGTTTCAGTAGGCGAAGTACCCAGTGAATTACTGAGGATCTTTCCAGCCTTCATAGCCATGATGCTATTGCGAAGAAACTTGTTACCAGTTTTTTTCTTGTCGTCGTTCATTACCAAATACCAGGAATGATTTGTCCAGTCAATGCATAAGCGCCCAGAGCAGCCAGGACGCCCAGCATCGCAAGACGACCATTAAGCTTTTCAGCCTTTTCATTGTGAGTTTCGTACACGTCCATAATCTCCATAGGTGGTTCGATGGCGTAGACATTGGTACGTCCGCCATCTTCAATTACAGTAGTCATTTTTTAATTTTTACGCAGTTGTTTACCTGCTTACCGCCTTTCATTTTCATGCCTTTTTTGGCATAACCTTTCCAGCAGCTTTTACCTTTTGCCATTAGTACATCAGGTCATTAGACCTTTCGAGTTTGTTCATGATGTCCTGTCGATAAGCAGGATCATTATCATAACGAGGGTCACTCATTGCTTGAACAACTTCCTGTTGACTACGGAATACATCAGCAGTCTGAACAGGTGTATTACCAGAAAGGAAATCTTGTGGTTGCCATCCTTCCATCTCTGCCATACGGAAAGCCATAGCTTGTACAGCAAAGAAGCAGGCAGCGGGATCACCCTTCTGCATAACAGAATCATATGCTGAGATCATCTCTTGATCACAGTTTTGTGATGCCCACTGAAGCATGTTCGTATACTGTTCTTCACCGCCAACAATATTGTAGAGGCTATCAATCTCAGACTGTTGAAGCTCACGGTCGGAACCTTGAGCACGTAAATCGAGATAGGCTTGTGCGATATCTACAGGGTCGGCTTTGGAAAGTTGTTCAAGTGTATCGGGATCGAATTCATCTTGCGACTGTTGCCACAGAGCTTCCAAAAGACTATCGTCATCTGACTCTTCCTCTTCCTCTACCTCCTCAGAATCATCTTGATCTTCAGGGGCGGATTCACCAGAACTAAATCGTTGTTGGAGTTCAACATAAGCTTTCTCCAACTCCTCTGCCGATTGATACTTACCAGCGAGGAGCTGTTGTTGCTCTTGCTCCATCTGTTCACCGACAGCAATGGAGTTCAGTTCTTCGTCAGAAAATTCAGGTTGTCCTTGATCAGGTTGATAGGTCAGAGTTGTCATATGCGGTAGATACATTAAGGTTGCCAAGTCCAGGCTTGGTTACGTAGCCAGGAGAACGACCAAGGGTCGGAGTACCCACCTTCGGTTTAGGTGCATACTTCTCTCCTTGGTTTGCGAGATAACGTCGGTCATCAACTGAAAGTTGTTGAACCTCTTCAGGCTCCTGCTGGGGTTGGAGGTGCTCCGCCTTCTGGATTGGGTTGGGCGGGCTCTTGCGGCGGCGCTTGATTGGGCGCACCGGTTGGGTTTCCTTCATTGGGTAGTTGTGCGAATTGAGATGCTTGTTTAGTGAGTGCAAGTTCCTGATCCATCTGAGCTTGTTGGTCCATCTGTTCTTGCTTCTCACCTTTGACTTGATCCATACCTTTAACCAATCCAAGTTGATCAATACCCATGGAACCAGCCAAACGTTTGATTACTTCTTCAGGGTTAATGTAGGTCTGGAGAGCCTCAGGTCCCATCGTTTGAGAGACGGTAGTGAGGAACTCAGTCAATGCTTCACGATCAGCTCCCCGTCCTAAAGCATTAACACCAGCAACAATTGTCGGTTTGACAAGATCACTAGGCAGCTTAGGAATAGCTTTTGATTTCTGGAGTTGATCTAATTTACGATGCAAGTATGGAACAAGGAACTCAACAGTCAGCAGACTGAACAGTCCACCGAGTTGTGCTTCTAGTTCCTGTTGTGTCATCCGAACTTCTTCAGCAGTAGTCCGTTCAGAGTCTCGAACATTCATCACAAGGAATGCTTCACTGAGTCTCTTGACAAAGACCTGTGACTGTTCAAATGCTGTACGGAAGTCAGCTGTCTTGCCAACCTGAACAACACCGATGTCATCGGGTCTACCAGTAACGATTGCACCGTTACCTGCTGCCGCTAGGACAGAAGGTTTGGTTGTACTAGAGGGTGATACAACGAACACGACCTTAGCCGCTGCTGCAGAGCCTTCTACGAGTGCCTGAGAGAGTGACTCAAGTGACTTAAGATCACCAAGAAACTCTTCACAACGACCACGTCCGTAGGCTTCACCGTCTACATAGTTGAACCTCAGCGGAAGCCAAGGGTTTTTATCAAGCGGAGCCTTACCATAGCTAGATGGAATTACTTTACCGTAAACTTCCTGGTGCCAAACAACACGATTGTTATCGCGCTTTACATGAGTGTAGATATCACACTCACCAGGATTGGTATCATAATCATTAGCAGGATGGTTGGGTTTATTTTCCGGTAAAAATTTTTCGATCAGTTTTTTACTGACTGTTTCACGGGTTACGATCTCGGTTACGTTACCGCTGCCATCACGATCTACAACATAGCGATTTAAAGGGTAAAGCTTTAGCTGATCCTTATTCATATAGATCAGAGCATTGCCAGCTACAACCAAGTGTTTGAGTGCTTGGTGTACAACAACACGATCATCAGAAGCTGCAATAGATTCCATGATCGTTCGCTCGATCTTTGCGAAGGACACATCCATCTCAGTCCTTACACTAGGATTCTGCTCAAACAATCCTTCAGGGATACCTGCTTCATCAACTTGAAGTTTGAAGAAGGTAGTCTGAGGAGGGAGAAGAGCAAGCATCAACTTAGATGCCAGGGTAACAACACCCTTAGCACCAACTGATTGCCAGGGAGTCTTTAAGACTTTGGCACCCTTAGTGTAATCATCATCACGACGGATGAGATATGGAAGTGTGAGCTGTGAAGCTTCCCATGCTTTGTCTAGAAACTGTTGGCGGTCACTTTGGAGAACGTCATACCTTTGCTTGGCTGTCATTTCCTTTTAACTCGTTGTTTAAATTTGCGTAGACTATTTGCACCACCAGTGGAAGAAGAACCATAGGTCTTTCTAATTTCCTTAACACCCTTTGTGCCAGAACCGTACCTATTAATTTTGCCTGGTAACTTACTAGGATTCCTTACCTTAGAAGAAAAGACAGGGCTATCAAAAGTAACGTTAGGGAGTTTGGGTTTACCAGGACGATTAGGTAGATCCTTACTGGTCAGTGGTTTCTTCTGTGGAACTTTAAGTTCTTCATTCTTCTGATTCCGTGCGTCACGGATCATCTTGTTCAAAGAGTCGTAGTGATCCTTAGTCTCTTTTTTCACGTTGTCTTTAATGACCTCATCGCTTTTAGGTTTAGACTTTTTCTGAGCCCCAGCTTTCTTTTCTGCCTGCTCACGCTTATAGTTCTCTTCCCTGGATTGAAACTCAGCGTAGCCAGCAGGACTACGTGCTTGCATACGACTATTACGAGACCAATTCTTCTTAGCTTCTTTGTACTCTTTTTTATTTTTAAAAGTTTGAGTTTCTTGTTTGTATTTATCGTAGCCAGCAGGGTTACGTGCTTGCATACGACTATTATTCCAGCGTCTTTTTTCTTCCTTCCTTTCTTTTTTACTTTTTTTCTTCCGATCGTCATCATCACGATCCCTGTTGTAAAAACCAGATCCAGATGGTTTACTCATTACTTTCAATCCTTTGGAGTAACCACTCGACAACTGAACGTTGACCAGATCGATACATGATCGATTCGATACTGTCACCTGGAGTGGGTGTAATGGGTGGGAAATTTTCTTCTAATTCTTTGACCATGGCATGATGTTCCATGCCCAAGGTCTCAAGCATACTGAGGGAGGTTGACATTGGAATGCTCAAAGAAGGCAGGCATCCGAGCTGCTTGTGTGGCATTCAGCTCAGGAGCTTTGCCTTCATACATCAAGCGATCACTAGAATCCAGCCAAAATTTTTTGTCTAAATATTTATCGGATGCTCCAACCTTAAGAGGTTGCATCACCCAGTTGATAGTTGCCTTGCGGAGTTTGTCAAGACTAGGAGAGATATCAAGCCCCAGCTCCCGACACACAAGGCTATTGGTAGCAACGTGAATTTGTTCATCACGACTTATGTCTGCAGAGGTTGTTCGCATTGCAGCGTCACCATTAAAGCGGAAGAATGGTAGAAGAACGAAGAAAATCGCACGCTCGGCAACCATTGCTTTGAGGATTGTGTGATCTGGATGCTTCGTCCATGCATCCCTGAGAGCCAAGGCTTCCTTCTCAGCTTTTTCATCAACGCCGTAAGCATCGGCGATATAACCAAGAGCGAGGTCGTGGTTCTCCTCATCTGTAACGTTTGAGAGGAGAATCTCTCTCGATACATTCGGAACGTCAGTGGCAAGAGCATCAGTAATAAAATCTCCCACAGGTAGTTCCATATGTCTCAATGCAAGAGCACGGTGGATTGTCTCCTCCGCGCCTTCCTTGCACAAACCAGCAACAGGTTTCACTGGTGTCCATTTGCGCTTCCGCGCCATTAGTTTTTCGTAAGGGTTCATTCTGCACAGTCACATTGTGGTTCAGGTTGATCCACTGCGTCCATGAATAGTTCTGTCAGGTAATCATCTACATCTTTCTCATCAAGAGCAGCATAAGCATTAGATTTATCCTGAACATCACCCATCACTTGCAGTGAATAGTAAAGGGATGTTTGTGGAGACCTAAGCCACTCTTCAATAAAGTCCTCATCCATGACAGCCAAGTCTGACCACCAGTTAAATGAGTACCCGTGAAGAAGTCCACTACGTTTATACAGTTCTATAATTCCATCAGCAACACGCTTATAGTTTTCCCATCCAACTTCGGATGCGATTTCTACTTCACCATAGAAATAGGATTGCACACCAAAGGTGCCACTGTCGCGGTCAACCTTCTGTGCAATAGGTGGGGCAATTTCAGGAGCACAAGTAAACCCATCAAGGTCTTGTGATCGGTAGCTACAAGACGCTGTGGGAGCGATTGCAAACGCACGGACCATACCGTTACGTCGAGCAATAGCAGTAGCTTCCTGGATGCCCTCATTGATCTTTTTAACTAGAGTATATGCAACAGTTGCTTTCTCTACTCCTTCATTGAACTGTGATAGTGCTCTTCCAAACTGTTCGTACGTAACACTATACCGTCGCAAGAGATTTGCGAGACCCAACACTCCAAGTCCAACTTGTCGATCGACTTCTGAACTGAGGTATTCTCCAGTCTCTCCCACACCAGTTTTTGAATGGAGTTCACAAAGTTCGGACATCCCTTGAGCGTAAGCATAAGGAATTTGGTCGAATTCGCATGCTCCAAGATTAACGTGCTGTAGCAGACAGGTGCCTCGGGATGGGAGGTACACTTCAAGACATACGTTTCCGCGAATGCGTTGTGTTCCATGGTACTTAACTTTATTCAGCCAGATATCGCCAGCCTTAATTCCTTTGAGTAGTTTTTGGCGGGTGATAACGTCCATGTTCTCCCACCATTCGTCGGTGATATTGACGCAACGCTTTACCCATGCAAGTTGTTCACGAGGAGTTGTGATGAACTCATCGATGTCAGCATGATTAGCATCTAGGTGTAGTACAATTGCACCATTCTTATATTTACCACCCCGTCGCAGGACTTCATTCAAAGAAGAATAGATCTTCCCGAACGAAACAGGACCAGAGCTGATAAGCCCTTTGCCATTATCGTGTCCTTTGGGTCGGAGTTCTGAGAGGTGGATTGCACACCCTGCTCCGTTGCGGAGTGCGTGTGAGGCGAATCGCCACGAGGCTTCGATGCCTTCGGGTCCTTCCATTGAGTCATCGACTACAAATACTGTGCACGACACAGGGAGACGACCATCGGGATCA